TTAGAATATTTGCCATGGGCAACAGTCATGGCGCCAACAAATGATACCTCAATGCAAGGAGTTGGCGATTTCAGTACGATAATACCTGGCACATGGGTGATAGGATTCTTTTTAGACGCTGAAGAAAAACAACAACCTGTTGTCATGGGTACACTCAGAGGTAACCCTGGTTCTGGTCCAAATAAAAATTTAGGTTTCTCTGACCCAAGAGAAATAAATCCACAAAGAAAAAAATGGTCTGGTCATGGTACACTCACGGGCCCAGATCAAAATTTGAATATGACCACAGACCCAAAATTTATTGAGAGTGATGTAAATAGACTTGCAAGAAATAACCCCGTCTTACCTCATAGTATTCTACAAACTAAAGAAGATGCGAGAACAAAAGAAGTGCCAATCGCAAATGAGGAAAAAAGTATTGGTGGAATGTATATAGAAGCGGACGGCAAATGGGATGAACCCGCATCAACTTATGCAGCTGTCTATCCTAATAATAATGTAAGAGAAACTTATGGTAAAAACATAAAAGAATATGATGACACAGATGGTGCTACTAGAATTCATGAGATACATGGTGAGTCTGGTACCTTTTATGAGATAGACCACAAAGGAAATAAAGTAACTAGAATAACTGGCGACAACTATGAAGTAATCGCAGGTAGTGATTTCGTAAATGTTAAAGGTGATGTTAATCTTACAATAGATTCTAACTGTAATACTTACGTTAAAGGTAATTGGAATATACAAGTAGATGGTAATGTTGTGGAAAATATTAAAGGAACATACGATCAAAACGTAACCGGCGATGCGACAATGGACGCAAAAACAATCAATCTTAATAACGGAACTAAAGGTGCAGCTCGTCTAGACGATACAGTTGATACTGGCGATGACCCTGCTGGAATCTCGGGTTCTGATGGTTCAAATAAAATAGAAACTGCTTCTAAAACAGTAATCATTGGTGATTAATCTCTTAACTTTTGTATAAATAATATAATAGTAGGAGTTTTTAATGGCATCAAGACCAGGCAGAGCAGGTGCAGACGCACAAGCATCAAATTTATCTGATAAATCAACTAGGATTTACAGAGACTTAGACTTGTTCTTTAAGAAAAAAGGAACAAACTCAGATGTCAATAAGGTCGAAGATATACAAGCAGTCAAACGATCTGTAAGAAATCTCGTACTACTAAACGAACATGAGAAACCTTTTCACCCAGAGATACACTCTGGTGTAAGAGATATGTTATTTGAGAACATGACGCCTGTGGTTTCAAATATTCTTGCAAGAAAAATTGAAGATGTAATCGTTAACTTTGAACCAAGAGCAAGATTACAAACTGTTAGAGCAATACCTCAGTTTGATAAGAATGCTTATGAAGTATCCATAGAATTTTTTGTAGTTAACGCACCAACAGAATTAGTTGATATGTCAATAATGTTAGAGAGAATACGATAATGGCTACTACTACAAATAAAAAGAATTTAAGAGTTACAGAATTAGACTTTGACCAGATCAAAGAAAACTTAAAGATATATTTAAAAGCACAAAAAGAATTTACAGACTATGATTTTGATGGTTCTGGTTTTGATATATTACTTGACTCTCTTTCATACAACACACACTATCTAGGTTTCAATGCTAATATGTTAGCAAACGAAATGTTTTTAGATACATCATCTTTAAGATCATCAGCTGTATCTCATGCAAAAACACTAGGATATGAAATTACATCAGCAAGAGCTCCTTTTGCTACAATAAACGTTTCACTTAAAACAGATTCAAATACAAAAACTATGCCAGCAGGTACAGCATTTACTACTACACTTGATGGTGTTAACTATCAGTTTGTTACTATCGCTGATATTACAGGTACCAAGTTTGGTAACTCTGTTAACTTTGATGCTCAAAAAGTTTATGAAGGTACTTACGTTACAACAAGATATACAGTTGATACATCTGATTTAGAACAAAGATTTATTTTAAGAGATAACAGAGCAGACACTTCTACACTTACAGTTAAAGTACAAAACTCTGCCTCTGATTCAACAACTGTAACTTATACAAAAGCAACTGATATTACGCAACTAGAAAAAACAAGTACAGTTTATTATTTACAAGAAATAGAAAACGGAAGACACGAAGTTTACTTTGGTGATAGTGTTGTATCTAAAGCTGTTGATGATGGAAATATTGTTATTTTACAATATGTTGTTACAAACAAAACAGAAGCCAATGGCGCTTTTGTATTTACACCACCAGCATCTATTGATGGTGTAACTGATATTACTTTAACAACAGTTGAAAGAGCAACAGGTGGTAGTGAACCAGAAAGTATTCAATCAATAAAATTAAACGCACCTTTAGATTATGCATCGCAAGGTAGATGTGTAACTACAGGTGACTATGAAGTTTTTGTTAGAAAATTATTTCCACAAACTCAAGCAGTAAATGTATTTGGTGGAGAACAAGGTTCTTACAATTCATCAACTGGTGTAACATCAACACCAGAGTATGGTAAAGTTTTTATATCTGTTAAATCAACAACAGGTGCAAACTTAACTACATCACAAAAAACACAATTAGTTTCTGACCTATCTAAATTTACTGTTGCATCTATATCGCCAGTTATTGTTGACCCAGAAACTACAAAATTAAGATTGACTTCTAGTATTGTTTATAATGCAAGCGCAACAACAAAATTAGCTTCCGAATTAGTAACTGCTGTAACAACTGTATTGACTGACTATAATACTTCTACTCTACAAACTTTCAACGGACAATATAGAGCATCAGCAGTTTCTAAATTAATTGACGAAGCTGATACTGCAATATTAAATAACACAACAACTGTTAAATTATCTAAAGACTTTGTACCAACGTTAGGTACAACTAAATCTTATAACATAGCATTTAATAATGCATTGTTACACCCAGAGGATGGTTACCTTGCATCAACTGGTGGAGTTCTTTTCTCTTCAGGTTTTAAAGTTGGTACTGATACAACAACTGAATTCTTTTTTGATGACGATGGTAACGGAAATTTAAGACGTTATGCTTTGATTGGTACAACTAGATCATATGCAGATAATGTAGCAGGTAGTATTGATTATGCTTCAGGTTATATATCAATTAACAATATCAACATAACTGCCATATCTAATGTTGATGGTGAAACTTCAACAGCAATACGATTAGTTATTACACCAGCAACAAATGATATAGTACCAGTCAGAAATCAATTATTGGAAATTGATTTTACTAATACATCGATTTCTGCTTCAATAGATACAGCAACGTCTTCTGGTTCGTCATACAGCACATCTGGTTCTGGTAGCTCTACGACTACAACCACTACGACATCTGGTGGTACGTCAAGTTATTAGAATGAAGAAAGATGACAACTAAACTCGTAAACAAAGTATCACACCAAATAGAAACTCAACTGCCTGACTTTGTTAGAGCAGATCATCAACTATTTGCTAGTTTTGTTGAGGACTATTTTCAGTTTTTAGAGTCTGCTAAAGTTACTTTAGATTTTACAACTGATTACTTAATTTTAGAACCAGAAACAAAAGGTTACTTATTATCTGAAAATGGAATACTTGGTGCAGCTGTAGATAGAATAGTTTTAGAATCTAGTACAGAATATACACCAGGTGAAATTGTAAAAGGTTCAAGGTCTGGTGCAGAGGCAAAAGTAATTGTTGAAGATGTAAGAAATGTTTCACTTTATATTGGTGCCAACAATAGATTTGAAATTGGTGAAAATATAGTAGGACAAACTTCTGGTGCAACTGCTAAGATCGTAACATATAAAGCAAACCCTGTACAAAATATTCAACAACTTTTGGATTATGCTGATGTAGATAATTCTTTATTTGAATTCTTTGACCAAATTAAAGAATCATTTATGGCAACTATTCCAAATAGTTTAGCATCAAATGTATCTAAAAGGAATCTAGTAAAATCCATACGTGATTTATATGCAGCCAAAGGAACGTCTGAAGGTCATAAAGTATTCATGCGTTTACTTCTTGATGAGTCTGCTGAAATATTTTATCCAAATGAAAACATGTTACGAGTATCAGATGGTAAATGGAGAGCAAGAAAACTAATTAGAGTTTCAACCAATGGTTCTGGTTCAGGTCAAGAAACTGTTAACCAAGTTATTACAGGTCAAACTTCTGGTGCAACAGCTGTTGTTGCGTCAGCATCTACGTTTCAACAAGGAACAACTTCAGTTATTGAATTAGCAATTGAAGACTTATCTCAAGGTGACCCTTTTGTAACTGGTGAAGAAATTAAATGTATATCAAACTCTCTAGACTTAGAAATATCATTTACTATTAAAAGTATTATCAATCAAACAAACTTAGATAACCCTGGTATTTTACACTCTGCGTCTGAGGCTGCTGTTATTGATACTGACAAGGGAAATGGTTTTGCAGATGTATTAGTTAATAGTTTAAAAAGAGGTTCTGTATCTGACACTTTTATACAAACTGCTGGTACAGGGTATCGTCTTGGTGAAAAGGTTTTATTTTCATCAGCTGGTGGAGAGAATGAAGCATCAGGTATTATTAGTATTTTAGGTGGTGGTATAGAATTAGAAACTGCCACAGATACAACATCTGGTTTACTATTAAAAGAGATAGGTACAACAAGAACTGCTGAAGAATTTAATATACAGTTAGAATCAAATACAGTATTGGATGGACCATATTATGTTTTTGCTACTGGTGAAACAAAAGTAAATGGAAAACAACAATTATCTGGTGGTGCCAAAGGTTATTACTATCCTTTATTTTTAACTCAAGCTGGTGCAGGTGGTGCCGATAATTCTAATCCATTTAAATTTGTGGAGTTTCCTGGTATTACTTTTTATATGCCAGCGGCAGAAAGAAACTATGCATTATCATCAGCACCTACAGGTCAGTTTAACTCAGAGGATTATATCTCATACCCTGTATTAGAAAACGATAAAATTATTTTAGATAGAACTGATGGGTCTGGTGCAAATGCTGGTGGAAGAATTATATCAGATGAAACACAAGTAACGTTAGATACTTTTGGTGACGATAACGATCAAATATTTTTAGAACCAGGTACTTTTGATACAGGCACAGCATCATCAATAAGAAAAATATTTTTAACTGATAAAGGACAAGGATACGTATCTTTACCAACTGTTACAGTAGAAACTGCTGCTGGTAGTGGTGCAAAAATATTAGCACTTACAAATGATATTGGTGGAATTGAATCTTTAAAAATTAATGACTCTGGTTTTGATTACGATGCTAATGATTTACCAGACATGCGTTTTAGAGCTCACTTTGTATTAAAAGATATTACTGGTTCATTTGTAGCTGGAGATCAATTAACTTCACATACTGGTGTGGTTAAATCTTTTAATGCTGACACTCAACAATTAGATGTTACACTAGAGGATATTGTTAAAATAAGACATGAACAAGCAGTTGTTTACAACGCACCTTTTGTTCAAGAAAGTAATGAAGGTCTTGCTGGTCATCATGTTCTTATGGAAGATGTCAAAGATTTACCAGGTGAACCAGATGATAATATTGTATTAAATGGTACATCTATTGTCTCACCACCAACCAGATTTATTGAAGTAAAAGTTAAAAAGGTTAGAAACGCAGATGATACAGCAAACGTTTTTGAAATAGATAACGTAAGACAAAAAAGTTTAAAACTAGTTGAAGGTAATACTTATTACTTTGATTTATCAGATAGTTCTTTATATGATGTTGTTGAGGCAAACAGACATAGACTAAGATTTTCTGAAACACCAGATGGCACACATGCAAGTGGAACAGCTTATACAACGGGTGTAACTGAAAGTGGTATAACAATAGCAACTGGTACTGAAGGTGCGTACATACAAATTACAATAGCATCTAATGCTCCTACCCTTTATTATTATTGTGTCAACCATTCTGGTATGGGTGGAATTGTGGAAACAAACACACCACAAAGTTTTGTAACAGATGCTGGTGGTAACGTATTACTAAATGGTACAAGTGAAAAAATAGATCACATACTTGCAGAACCTGTTAATGGTGCTAATCCATTATTGAAAATAGCGCTTGAAGATAACTCAGGTAATATTATAACTGAACAATCTATTGACAGTCCTTTACTTGTTGCAAACGCTGGTTCTAAATTATTAATTGATAATGACATAGATGTACAAACTACTTTCATTCTCGATGAGAATGGTGCTCGTATGAAGAATGAAGATCATGGTAATTTAATTACTCTTGAAGATAGTTTAGATGCTGGAAAAATATTAGATGAGACAGATGTTTCAGCTGCAGACTTTATTGTATTAGATGGTACAAACTCTGATTCTAAAAATGCAGCTGATAGTTTAATACTAAATGAAAAAATAGATTTCTTAACTGGTGGGAACGTAGAAATAACCACAGCAACAGCAAGCGGTAAAGTATTATTATCAGATATTGCTACTGGTACTATTAATGCTGGAGTACAACAAACTACCGAAGGTGCCTATAACACAATCGACTCATTAATTGGTGAAGACCTAATACGTGTACAAGACTCTTACTACTATCAACAATTCTCTTACGAAGTACAAGTAGGTCAATCAGTATCAACATATATTAATGAGTTAAGAAAAGCTGTTCACCCATCTGGGTTTGCACCTTTTGGTAAAGTTAGTATTGCATCATTTATTAATTTAGGTGTGCAAACTTCTGGTGGCGATACGTTCTCACCTATTCTTGGTTCTGTTCTTACAACATTGTTTGATGAGAAATTTAGAAGAACACATATTATACCAGACTCAGAAAATAGAATTGGTAATAGAGGAGATGCAATATTAATTAACTCTACTGCTGGTTCTTCTACGGATGCTGGAGATAACTTCTTATTTGAAGATGGTACAATAGATCAGTTTGGTAAAGGTGGAAGAGTTATGGCAGAGACTTCTTTGACACCTGGTGGTAAAGCACAAAATCATTTCATACCAACATACAATATGAATATATTATCTAAAGCTACACCAAGAGCACCACAAAACTTTTTAAGAACAATTTCAGATGAAATATTTCCTGATAGTGAAGGTATTCAATTAGAAGGTTCAGAATTAGATACTTTAAGATTAGATGGTATCGACCCATTACCACAAGTTGCTTTTCTTGTATTAAATTCTACAGCTGTAAGTGGCACAAACGCAGGTGATAATATATTATTAGAAAGTTCTACTGGTGAAGGTGATACTTCTAGGATGTTATTAGAAACAAGCTCATTTACATTTGATGCAGCTCAAGTATTATCAGTTAATTCAAAAATATTAATAGAAGACTCTTTAAAAACTTATGACTCAATTCCTTTATCAGAATTTGAGGGATTAAGATTAGTCGATATACTCAGACCATCAAAAATATTATTAGGACAACCATCTGATATACTAACAGAAAACAATAGACATTTTACAAGTAAAATTATAGAAGAGTTTGATGGAGTATCCCCATTAGAATTAGAAGATAACTCTGGGTTCTTTAATTTAGAAGATGGTTTAGTTACACCTGAACTATTATCTAATAGAGGATTAGACAATGGTACCTCAGATATAAATCAAGCAGGTGTAGATGACTCTGATGGTATTAAGTTAGAGATAGATGGTTTCTTAAAACTAGATGGACATTTAGTTACATCTGGTCCTCTTACAGGTCAAGTAATTGACTCTGACGAATTTATTATATCTGAAAAAACTGGTTCTGCTAATGAAAGATTTATCTTAGAAGAGGATGGAGTTATTATTGTTGAAGACTTTTCAACAAACTCTGTACAAGAACATTTACTCATGGAAGATGCAACTATGGTACCAGGTACAAAAATGAAAGCAGAAAAGACTACTCAGAAAAACTTTGCTGACGCATTTCTACTTGAAGATGCAGCCCAAGAAGTTGCAACAGATAGTTTAGTATTAGATGCCACAGATAGTTCTGGTTCGGATGCTGGTTTTAAAGTATTAAGTGAACAAGATATTGACGATGCAGCAATACTAGTAGAGAACATATTATTAGAAAGTTCAACTATATTTGCAGACGAAGGTCAGATACCTCACGATACATTAGAATTATCTGGTGGTCCTAAGAAATTCAATAAAGACATACCTCTATTAGTGGTTACATTAGGAAGTCAACCCATTGTTAAATCTTCAGTAATTGAAGTAAGGAGTGCTTAATATCGTATAAATAATATAAATACAAAAGGAAGTGTATATCAATGACAGCAATTATAACAGAAAAATTTAGACAACATAACGCAAATCAATTTAGCGAATCTTTCTCAGAAGCTTCGGCATCAACTTATTACTTATTTTTAGGAAAATCAATGCCTTTCACATCTGGTACATCAGGTGGTACCGACACTTCTCCACCTACACCAGCGGATAGCGTTTCCAATGAGTTCTATCTATGGGACTCTATGTTAGGTGCTAAAAAAATTACAAGTTCAGATATCTCGTTTGCACTTCCTAGAGTTAACTGGGCTAACAGTACAGTATTTGATATGTACGATGACACAGTTTCATCTTCAAATACAACTGCGTCAGGTTCATCTTCTTTATATGGTTCTAATTTTTATTTTATGACATCTAATAAAGATGTATATAAAGTATTAGACAACAATGGTGGAGCTGCATTTTCTGGTTCAGAACCTACATCTACATCTACATCACCTTTTGCTTCTGGTGGATATATTTTAAAATATATGTACACAATTACAGCGTCTGAAGCTGTTAAATTTATTACAACAGATTACATACCTGTATCAACAGATACAACTGTTTCAGCAGCTGCGGTAGATGGTAAAATAGAATCAGTTAAAGTTACAGGTGGTTCTGGTTATACAAACGGAACATACTACGCACCAGTCTTTGGTGATGGAACATCGCAAGGTACATCAAGTGGTGCAATCATAAGAATTACAGTATCAGGTGGTACAATTCAATCATTTGGATTAACTGCTGGTACAGACACAACAATACACGCAGGTGGAGCTGGTTATACTTTTGGAAAAGTTTCTTTAACAAACGTATTTTCAGACACAGGTTTATCAAGTTCAGCAAACATGGGTTCAGGTACAGGTGGTGATGTAAGAGTTATCATATCACCTAAAGATGGCCATGGTAAAAATGCGGTAGAAGAATTAGGTGGTCACTTTGTAATTGCAAATACAACAATCACTCAGGCAGAGGGTGATGACTTTACAGTTGCAAATGACTTTAGACAAGTTGGCATAGTCGTTGACCCAACAACGTTTGGAACATCGACCGTGGCATCATCTACAACTGCAAGACAAACCTATGTTGTTAAGTTCTCTTCTGCCACGGGTACTTTTGATGTTGATGAGCAAATCACTCAAGCAACGACAGGTGCTGTAGGTCGTGTTGTTGAGTGGGATGCCACACGAAAATTATTGTACTATCAACAAGAAAGATTTAGCACATATGGTACAGCAACAACCACACAAAGTTTTACAGCGTTTAGTGGCACCAATACAATAACAGGTGCAACAACAAATGCTGTGGGTACACCATCGTCAACAGGTTCAGATACAGTTACACTTGCAAATGGAAATACTGTAACACTAACAAGTGGATATGCAAACCCAGAGTTGCAGCCAGATAGTGGTAATATAGTTTATATTGAAAACAGAAAACCAATTCAGAGGGTATCAGATCAGACGGAAGACGTTAAGATAATTATTGAGTTTTAAGGATTAATATGGCACAGAAAATCGACTTAAACGTAGCACCATATTATGATGATTTTGCAGAAAATAAAAATTTTCATAGAATACTCTTTCGACCAGGGTATGCTGTTCAAGCAAGAGAGTTAACACAGCTACAATCAATCTTACAAAATCAAATCGAAAGATTTGGTTCACATGTATTTCAAGAAGGTAGTGTGGTTATACCTGGTGGATTTTCTATTAATAACGAATACTATTCAGTACAACTTGCTACAGCTTTTGCTGGTGAGTCAGTTGACCCATCACAATATTATAATGCAACTTCGCCAGTAACAATCGTAGGTGCGACTTCTGGTGTAAGAGCAAAAGTAATTGGATATAAAGATGCAACATCATCATCACAACCATTATTATATGTACATTATATTTCTTCTGGTTCAGATTTAGAAACAACTGAGTTTCAAAACTCAGAGCAAATCTTTGCAGATACTAGTATCACACATACTACAACTTATGCAATAAACACAAATTCTGCTACAACACATACTACTGCTTCTCAAAAAGGTACAGCCATAACATCAAATACTGGTGTATATTTTATCAGAGGAACTTTTGTACAATTAAATGAACAAACAATTGTATTATCAGATAACGATCAATCCCCATCAGCTAGAATTGGTGTAACATTAAACGAAGAATTGGTAACACCTGAAGTAGATGAGTCTTTAACAGATAATGCAACAGGTGCTTCAAACTTTGCAGCCAAAGGTGCTCATAGATTAAAAATAAGTTTAGATTTAAAAAGTTTAGACTTAACATCAACAGCAGATAGTGACTTCATAGAAATAGGTAGAGTAGAAAATGGTAAATTAAAATCAGATGCTAGACCAACTCAATATTCTGTATTAGGAGAAACATTAGCAAGAAGAACTTTTGACGAGTCTGGTGACTATACTGTAAGACCTTTTCAATTTGATGCTAGAGAAATGATTGATAACAGACATCAAGGTACAGACTTTAGAGGAGTTTATACTGATGGTGCGGCAACACAAGATGGTGGAACTGCTGGTGAAGGTAAATTTGTTTTAGCTGTATCACCAGGTAAAGCATATGTAAAAGGATTTGAGATTGAAAAATCAAATGTTACATTTAAAGATGTAAACAAATCTAGACAATTTGAAAATGTAAACACAGGTTCAATAAACGCAGAATTAGGTAACTTTGTTAAGATAACAAACATGTACGGTCAACC